GGATCCCCGTATGCACCCAGACGGGAAACCCTGCCGAACCGGCACGGAGACAGAAGCTGATATCCTCCCCGCGCATCCCCTTACTGCCCGGCAGCCGGTCAAACCAGGTCGGCCCATGCTTCTCGGCTACCTTTTCGAACACTGTCCGGTGGATGAGCAGACAGGCCATACCCGTCGCCGCAGTACGGACCAACTCGTTTACCGGATAGTGAGCCCGACCAACAAAATCATGGCCGGAACCGTCCGGGGTGGGCAGATACTGGTAGATGGTCGGCAACGGGTGAGCACGGATTCCGTTCATGGAATCCATCCCCAGCTCCTTATAGGCGAAGCACAGCCCGCCGAGCAGTTTCAAATCCTTCTCCGCTGCGACGGTCATCAACTGTGCCAAAGTCCACGGGGCGAACCCCATGTCCGCGTCCACCGAGAAGAACCATTCGCAGTCCGTATTCTCGAGGAACTGTTCGGCCAGGTCGTTCCGCGCTTTCGGAATCTCATAGCCGGGAGTGCGCATCGCTCCCCACTGTTGGAGCCGTCCTTCCCCGTTCATCTGTTCAAACTGGATCAGATCCATCAGGCTCCGACCGAACGACGCTGAATACTGGTTCGGATGTAGGTAGCCGAGGAACACTCCGCTCTTAGAACTCATCGGGTTTTGCGGCGTTCCCCTGGAGCGGCTGTCGCCTGTTCCACCGGCCGCCAGCCCTCACCGGCGGACACCCGGGCGATCACCGGCTCATCCGTGAAAAACTCTGGCCGTTGTTTCACCAGCGGATCGTCCGCATCCCACACTTCACCCTTATGCAGGGTGAACGCCACGCCGCCAGCATTCACGATCGAAGTGGTCGACGTTGCATACACGATTCCCATATTCCCGTTCCTTTCGTGGAGTGGGGATGGGCCGGGCAGCCACCTGCGGCGCGCTGCCCCTGACACCATCCCCACTAGAAGGCGGCTCTAGGGCCGCCAGATCAGGTGTTCTGCAACAGGATGAACGCGTTGTCGTTCACGCTGTCCGAGCCGACACGCGCCCACGCGAACCAGCCTCGCTGGCCGGTAGGCAGGTTGTCGGTCACGTCGAACACGTGGGGGACGAGCTCCACGTTCATGCCGACACGCTGAGCGATCACAAAGTTGGAGAAGTCTCCAAGGATCGCCAGGTTGGCGTCACCGGTAGTACCGGAGAACGAAGGGGCATAGTCGGAGAGGATGACCCTCTTGCCGAGCAGCGGGCCGATGCCATCAGAGCTCAGGTTGCGGGTTCCGTAACCGTCAGCACCGACACGGAGCTTCGATTCGACAGTCACGTTCATGTTCCACACTGCACGCGGACGGAACCGCTCAGGCAGAGCGTTCCAGACGACCAGCGCATCCTCGGGACCCAACGCACCATCAGTGGTCGGATTCACTTCAGACGCCGACGTCTTGTCGATAGCAGTGAAGATCCCCTCCACGCCAGCAGTACCGGTTTCGGTTTCCGCGGCGAGGAAGTCCAGGTAACCCTGTTCGATCAGCCCAGCCATCGCCCCAGCGAAGTTCGGATAATCACCGGCGATCTCGTACGAATACGGAATGAACGCCGAAGTGAACTCGGGGGTGACGGTCGGCTGTGCGAACGTCGCCTGAGCGGCGGTCGTAGCCGCACCCTCAGACTTGCCACCAGTGAAGGTGACACCCTCAGAGCTGATACCACGCCACACGTCGTTGGTGATCGACTCAATACGAGCCACATCCAACAACGGGGCAGTACCAGCACCCGACGTCAGGATAACGGTCGGGTCGATGATCACGGGAACACCGAAACCACCAGACGCGTCGGTCAAGCTCTGCTCGGTAACGCGGAACTCGTTGATGGCCCTGATCTCTTCAGGCGTCCATGCAGGATTGACCTGCGTGACACCCTTAGCAAACGCGCTTCGGTAAGCGTCGGATTCGGTGACCAGGAGACGCCGGGCGATGTAATCGCCGTTCACGTTCTGATTCCGAGTCTTGATCAGCCGTTCGATCTTCGCGGCGGACTCGTCGGAGACGGGAACCATCTGCTCCCGATGCTCCTCCTCGAGCTTCTTCAGGGCGGCGGACCGGACTTCGGCGGGCGAAGCGGTACGCAAGTCGATGTCGGTCTCGGTCTGCTTCATCCACTGGGGAGCACGTCCCTCACCGGACTCGCGGGCGCCGGCACGCTGCGAGGCGTCGTAGACCTTCAGTTTCCGTTCGAGCTCTTCGCGCTCTTCTATGAGCGCCTGGATCGGCGACTCTTCGCCGACCAGCTCTTCAAATCGGGCTTCCTGGTCGTCGTCGAGTTCGTCCGCATTGGCGAGAGCGGCAAGCTCCTCACCGAGGTCGCGGGCCTCGTCGATGACTTCGGAAAGCCGCTCAAGCAATCTCTTGCTCATCAGCATCCTTTACATAGTTGGAGTGGCTTGCGGCGAGACGTGCCAGACGGAGTGTCTTGGCGGCCGCAGCCTTTCTGTCGACAGGTGCCACAGTGGGCGGCGTGTCGGTTGACTTCTCCGAAGTGCCAGGGTCGGCGGCGTCAGAGGGGTCTGAAATCTTTCGGGTGCGCCACGCCTGATATGCGTCGCGGGCGCGGACACCGGCAGTGGTCGCCTCGTAGGCGGGGAAAGTGACCGGCCCGTACTCGTACAGACGGACCTCTTTCAACGTGCGGGTCGGCATCTCCTCGGTCAGGTCGTCCCATTCGTCGCGGGTGACCGTGAAACGAAACGACATGCCGTCCAACGCTCCCGACCGGAGAGACGCGACAAGATCCCGGTTGTAGGACGTGTCGTCCAACGGGACCTCCACGTACAGGCCGCGTGCGTCCTCTTTCTGGACGGAGGCTTTGCCAAGCGGCTTGTCGCCAATGCTCGGATCGAACCCGTGGTTGAACAGGACTTTAACCTTGTCGCCCCGGTCGGCGAGAGTCTTCTTGAAAGCGCCGGGAGCGATCCTCTCCAGGAAGTCGCCCTCCCAGCCGTGGATTTCGGTGTCCTCGTCGAACACGGCGGCATAGCCGGTCAGGGTGCCGAGCCGACCGTCGTCGGGGGATTCGTCACGGAATTCGATTTGGGCGGTGGGCAGGTCGACCATGCGGATCAGGTCGTCGCGTGGGAAATCAGTCATCAGATGGGTCCTCGATATCGGGAGCAGGGTCAGGCTCCGGCTCAGTAGTGCCGGGCGGTTGGAGCTGCACCGAAAACAGTCCGGTGTGCTTCAAAAGAGTGAAATCGTCGTTTTCGATGGCCGAAGTCACCGAATCCGCCTCATATCCCGCATCCAGCAGAGCCCGGATCGATCCGGCTCGAGTGTTCTGAATGTCCGCTGCGTCCTTCTCGTCCTCCCTGAGGAACGCAATATCCCGTTCGTCATACCAGAGTTCAGAATTGCGAGGAACAGCAACAATCGGCTCGTATGCGCTGCAAATCGAACGCCACAGCGGACGGAACAGTCCATCAGCTACCCTCCGGCGGGCCGCCGAATAGTTACCCGCGTTCAACGCTGACCCCTCCATACCCTCCGAAAACTGTGCCATCACCGCGCCAACACCGGAAGCGGCAGCAATCCGCGTTTCCCCAGCACCTTGAACCGCTTTGAAGTCGAGCTGCTGCATATCCCGGCCGACCACCGTTGCATCCGCGCCAGCTCCAAGGTGGAGAGTCTTGTAGGCGTTCCGGACTCCCTCATGGGAGTCTTTGAACAAGGCAATCCACTTTTCAAACACGTCCGGATCGGAAATCTGATGTTTGACGATCATGTTCGGCGTGGCGCCGTTCTCGAAAAACTTCTGTTTATGTCCCGTAGCCTGACGGTCCGCAAGAATCTCCCGGACGACAGGTGTCAGCCAAGACATGCCCCGATAGTTCGCCAGCGGATCAGGCAGCAGACCCGGCCAGTGGACCACCTCCGACGCCTCATAGGTGATCGGGTCTCGGCTCATGTTCCCGCCCGGGTGGTACAGGTAGCCTGCCACCTCAGCATCCGGATCCTCGTTCGGATCAATATCGTCATTCTCCGAGCCGAGGACAATCGTCACCCAATCAGGACGAAGTCTTTTGATCTTCCCACCGATCCGGACAGCAAAATGATTACCAGCCATGTCCACGTCGAGGATCGCCCGGGCGAGCAGATCACCTGTCGTCTTCCCAGGAGACGGACGGTGCAGAATGTTCAATGAAGCGGTCGAGTGGAGCTCGCCCGGCCGGCCCCTGATCAGCCGCCGGTACATGAACCGGGCTTCCGAAAAGACGGACAGACGGATCAGTTCGACAGCAGCAACAATCCCCGACGACTCATACGCCCCGCGGACATACCCTTCGAATCCGCCCTTAATCGTCTCCCGGTCACCGGTCAACGACTGGATCGGATAGCCGAAATACGGGTGGCCGTT